TGTGCATTGCACCCTATCATCCACCCCGTCAAACTGCAACCCCTGAGGTGTCCATAGCGGGTCGTTTGTATCCGCTTTTCGGGTGGAGCCTAACTGCCCATGATTGCCGTTGCCTGAATAGTCACAAAGTACCTGCCCCCTGCCCTCGTCAAAGCGGTATTCAACCACAAGCCCATCCCTGACAGGTATACCCTTTTGTTCTTGCCGCTTGAATAGATTTACTCCAATTCCTAGTTTCATATCAAATACGCCCCCANNATGTAGGTTGCTGTTGTACCTGTTGCATAGACTTTTTTAGCGGCTATAGGATGCCATGCTCCGGCGGCTAAATTGTACATCGTGATTGTTTCTCCGTTTACAAGGTCAACTTTTAGATCGCCGTCAAAACCTACATAAATTGCAATCGTTTCATGTGGTAGGTCGGCAGCATCAGAGGGTATAATCTCGAAAGCATTTTGAACTAATTGCAGGTCTGTTTCAACCTTCAATTTATTTGCNTCTCGGTTAAAAACCGCATTTAAAATGTCGGAAATTCCAAATATCTTGCCCATTATTTCACCTCCGGCTTAACCTCCGCCTGTTTGCCGCGCTCTTCCAGCTTGACCTCGATGAAATCAATCCCATTGGCCTTGTGTTTCCGCAGAAAGTCAATGGTTTTCTTGTCCTCAGTTACATATTCCCCATTCTCAAATACAATCTTTTCTCCCCGATTTAGTATTGGAATACCATTTTTAACCTCCATATATGTCGGTTTTACTAGCACCTGATAGTNGTTGTACTTTGAAATGAACTTAACCATTTTTCTCCCTCCTAAAAGTAAAGTAAAGCCTGGGGCTGTNACGCCCCAGGCATATGGTTTTAGTTAAGCTACGCCTTTAATGATGGCGTGGGTCTTCGGCAGTCTGACCTCTACCCCAAACTCAGTGATGTACTCATCCTTTACGGCATCCTCATCCGGATCTTGGCGTGCGGTCAACAGCTTAGTATCCCTGCCTTTCAGCGGACAGTAGGCGACATTGTTCATGTCCAGGATGACGCCCATACTACCATAGACAGGACCCTCAAAGAGTTTGTGTTTCACAATGAATAATGTGCCGTGTGAAGAGACATATTCTTTGACCTTAACACCATATGTCCTCTCTCCAGGCACAGTCTTCAGTTTGTTCTGCGCCCACAAGTCAATGATAGTGCACAGGCGTCCACAGGCAAATAGGATCTTCTCACTGGAACCGTACCTGAACACATCTTCCAGCCATTCTGTAAATGCCTGTTCAGTCAGACCGCCGGTGATTGCAGAGACATCTAACACGTTTTCGGTTAAAAACTCAAGGATGCCGCCGGTGGTTCTCCGGGGTTTGCCGTTATGTATATCCTTGCCTTTCTTGCCCATCCACATGGTACGCTCCATGTCAATAGCGTGGTTTATACCGTCCAAATGGCGATAGTACGCCATCGCCTTCGGACCGTAGGTAGAGGTGGCAGCAAGAGTATTGGTGACGCCAACAGGAGTACGCAAAATCTGAGTATAATTAGTCTTTTTTACAGGCTCGGTTGTCTTAATTTCACGCAGCTTTGCGCCCTCTTCATTGGCATTGCCTAGAATAACTAACGGTTCATCATCTTCCAATAGAGCAGTAGTAGAACCTCCCCATCCACGANTAACAGTTATATTCCCTGTATTATCAACANNGGTAACCAGCACAACTTCAGTTGTTCTTGGGACCTGCACAATATCTCCAACCCGAAAATAGCCAGCATTGTCAACTGCCCATACGGTTGCGCTGTTATTATAACCAGAAGCATTATTAATCGCATCCCAGCGGTTACCGGGGTCCTGCTCCATCCAGCTAAACTCCGGGTTAGTTACAACCCTTCTTCTCTTCATCTTCTTTGTCAAAGTGATCAGCGGGCTGGCATTAGGCTCAAGCTCCGCAATCTTCTCCGACATATCTATTCTTAGCCTGTGTTCTGCAATGGTATTGGTTCCTACAGCCATTTTTTATCACCCCTTTTAAATGAATTACCCGAACAGCCCATGCCGCCGGAAAGACATCATCTCATTGATAACCTGTTCCTCCGGTGTCGGCGCAGGGTTCGGGTTGGTTGCTCCTGCTTTTTGGAGCTCTGCCTTTTTTTTGTTCTGCACTTGCTGTACTCCTTGCTGAAGACCCTTCTGATACGCCTGTTGCCCTAACTTCTCTGCCGCCCCGGCCTTCACAGCGCGGTAGAGAGTATCTAATATGCCGAAATCGCCGTCTTTAATCTCACCTTTACTCCGCCTTACACCCTGGTCTGCAATGACATCAAGTAGTTCAGGATGTTCCTCTAGGTATGCATCTAAATCATCCGCTAACTCTTCAATGTCAGGGTAAAGCGGCTGCCCTTTCGCATCTGTAGCCTGAATCATTGTGATAAGCTCGTTTTCTATGACATCCATCTTCTGCTGTTCTGCATTTTGTTCTTGTAGATACGAATATAAAGGGCTAACATACTGCTCCAACATGTTAGCTATCAGGTTATAGACTGCACGTCCTGGCGTTTGTGAGAATTCCTGCATAAATTGGTCGTCAAACTGCTGCCACTGCTCTTCAGTCCATTCCTCTCCTTCTTGCTGCTCATCCTGTTGCTGCGGCTGTTGTAGCTGTTGCTCCAACTCCTGAATCCTTGCTTGCATCTGCTGCAACTGCTGTAATAGCAGTGCTTCCTGAGCACCCTGCTGCTGTTCTTGCTGTTCCCCTTGCTGTTCATTCTGCTGCTCTACCTGCTGCTGTTCTAGCTGTTCTACCTGGTCCTGTTCCTGCTGCTCTTCTTCCTGCGGTTCCTCCTGCTCCACCTCCTTCTTTCCATCATCAGTACCGGCAGTCAAAACATCATCAGTCAATTCGTCAGGGTTTACACCCAAACCGTCAAACATCCCCACGATAAAACCTCCTTAATATGCGACAAACAGTCTTTTCCTCCTGTTTGCCAGTCTTTTTATTCTTGTTTTTCCCTTGCTTTTTGCCCCTGCTCTATCCGGTGCCTAACTTCGTTAATCAGTTTGGAATATGCCTCTAATTCTCCCTGCAGTTTCGTCACTTCTGCCACCCGGGTAAAATTTCGGGACTTTAAAGCGTTTACTATAGTCTTTTCCCTCTGTTTTATCCACTCTTCAATGTGCCGCCAGCCTTCGGAAAGAGTCATTTCCTCAAGCGCAGCACCTAATTTTACTTCATCCAATACCCACCACCCCCTAACTGCTGCGCTACAGCCTCAAAGCCAATAGGTTCAGGTTGTCTCTGTATTGCCTGTTCTTCGGGTAGCAGCTCATTGGCTCCCTGCTGTCCTGTAACCTGCTGCACTAACTCTGCCTGCTCCTGCTCAATTTCATTTTCAGACTTCAGCAGTTTTTCAATGTCCTTGATGCCGTATGCCTCTAACACTCTCTTCTTCAGTTCGTACTGGCGTACTCCGGGGTCCTGTTTCATGAGTGAATACAGAACAGTGATGTCTTCTCTGTATGAGAGTTTTGACAGTGTAGCCTCAACATTCGATCCGGCAGGTACATACTCATACCTTCCGGTAAGATTCTCCGGCCTCAAGGTATTAAAGTTATAATTCCCCTCTTCGTCCTTTGAGCGTATTTTCCGCTCACCATCAATAAACTGTTGGTTCAACTGGTCATAGAAAAAGCCTAACCACTTAAGCCCGCAAGATTCAAATAGCTTTGCCTTTACGTCAAANCTGATAGATATAGAACGCTCCCTTATAGCGTGTTCGGTAGCTGTCTTGGCACCTTCGGAAACTGCTCCCCTTGTTTCCGCATAGGTGGCTGTGGATTCTTGGATGTCCTCTTTGATGACCGCTTCTTCCTGATATGTCTCAACAGGAGGCGGTGTAAGTTTTACCTCTTCCAACCCTTCAAGAGAATCCAACCAAATAATACCGCCGGGTCTCGGCACCAGGTCTTTGGGATCAAGCCCGCTGTCCTTCAGAGCTTTCCACATGCCGTAAATCGAAAGATTGTTGGCGTCTATGCGCTGGTTCCTGGTGGTGTTTAACTCTTCCTGCAGGTGCTCCATTACCTCAACAACAGACAAGCCGTAAAATTCCCCATTTAGCGGGTCAATCTTTGCCAATCCAAAAGGCTTTTTCCCGTGCCAGAACGGGTTCTCTTCATCCCGGATAACCCGCACCTGGTTTATGAGTGTAGAAACGTGGTCATCTTCCCACATCTCCAACAGCTCATGCCTGAGGCTGCCCACATCCCCGCCAGCACCGGCAGTCTCCCATGATGCGCCGATGGCTGCCATCCGGTCCTGCTTGCCCTCATTGATCCGGTCAGCCCCTTCTTTAATCTGCTCCCAGTCGTCACCCTGCAGTTTGTATATCCCCAGGTCAACCCGCTTTTCTAGTTCCTCCTGTGAAATATACTTGCGCCGTATAACCCATTCGCAATCCTCTATAGATGTCCCTTCAGGGTCGGGGAAAAGGTCATAAATAGAGAACGGCTGCCAGTCGGGATCATCCCATATAACAACCTCAACATCCTGAATATCGTATCCTATGAACACGCCTTTTCTTGACACTGGCACCCTCTGTTTTACGGTTCTGGTCTCATACCGCCAGCCGGTTTCAAAAGGACATGCCCCGTAGATCAACATGTCGGTGATCAGTACATAAAACTTCAGCATACTGTCAGCATCAGTTCTGGTAAGCTGGAAGTCCACAAGGGCCTCCATGTTCTTTGCGTTCTCTACATCGTTTTCGTCTTTCGGCACGAATGAAATCCAGGGGCGATGCGCAAGCACGGCAGAAAGCAGTTTGGAACGGATCGTATCAATTGTGCTGTAAGTATAAGGGATATGCAGATTCGACCTGTCCTTTTCAAAGTCCGGCAGTTCCGGCACTACTCCCCGGTACAGTTTGTACCAGCGCAGCCACTTTACATCCCAGGGTGCCCGCCAATTTTTGGACCAATGAAACCGTGACAGTATCAGGTTTTTCTGCTTCTCTCTCCTTTCCTCTTTGCTCACCGCTTCACCCCCTTTTTTCTCCGTTTCTTCCTGACCAATCTAGCAAACAGAGGCAACTTCATCCCCCTGCTTTTCCGGTTCCATTCGTCAACATCCACGCCCTGTGCCTCTAACATCGCTCTATTCGCATTAAAAAAGCGCCTCTGCGCTTCGGATTTGTAAGGCATATAAACACCGCCTTTAATATCCTGTATAACTGCTCAACCTGCTCCTGGGAACACTCCTAGGCAGGTCTTCCGGCATGTTGGCTGCCGGTAGTTTCTTCTGCCGCGCAACCTCATAGTACACATTCGCATGAACGAAGTGATCCGGCCCTGCGTTCTCCCATGTCCGAATGACATTCCCCATCTTGTCTTTCTTTACCAGGTTCTTGTCTACGCCATCCTCCAATGATATACAATGTTTCCCAATGGTCACAAAGGCAGTCCTCTATTACTCCCGCCTTCTGCTTCCCTACAAGCTGCGGGTCATTCGGTTTCAGGAAAACCGACACTTCCGATTTTTCGTAGGTTTCAATCAGCGCATCAATAGCGCGGGTTCGATGAATCCTGACTATGCCGGATTTTTCGCCCCTTTCGATGAATTCGACAGCCTCTTTCCGCTTGTCATCGTAGTCATAGATGGCACGATACGCCCGGCCCGGATGACGCTTCACAAACCGCGCTGCTTCTTCGGTATCCGGCGCATTGTCAACCACACACAGATTGATACCCTGCTGCCGGAAGTATTTTTCAAGTGAATCCCAATCCGGCAGGGTAAACACTTTCGTAATCCCCCATTCATTCCCCTGAACACAGTGGAGAACCTTCCCAACATCAACACCCAGCAGGTTGAAACGAGGCTGCTTCGGCATATCCAGCGTGCAGTTCTGCAGGATGATGGTCCGGCTCACGCTGTTGGCCCCCCCTATCACAGGAAGACCTAAAACGAAGTTGTAAAAATACTCCTGGCTTTTCGTCTGTTCCTGCTCGAGGATCTCCGCTGCAGATATCCACGGCGCGATAAGCTGGGATATGTGATACCCGGACCACTCCCGGCCCGGATACTCTGCCACCCATTCGCCATTCATCCTGGTCTCATCATCCAACACTCCCCGACACTTCCGGCAAATGTAGGCTTTCTTTTCCCGGCATACGTTCACGAAATAATCCAAATCCGGCCATTCCCCACAGTGCGGGCACTTCACATGCCAGCGTTTTTTGTCCGACATTTGCCAATAGACGTCTATGCCGACATTGGGCCTGCTGGGGTTTGAGAAGAACCACTCGCCCTTAAATTGGCTGTGTGCCAGCCTGGAATGATATGTTTCAACCTTCCCAATGTCGGACCTGTCTAACTCGTCATGAAAATTAATGTCGCTGGTGATCATAATCCCCTTGCTTTCGCCCTTCGTNCCCTGCCAGAAGATGAATGACTCTCCAACCTGCTTCTGGTATATATTATCAGTGCTACCAATGAGTTTCTCCCTGATGGCCGGATTTCGCTCAATGATCGGGTTCACCTTCGACCGTACAAACGCCCGTACATCATCATCAGTGGGCANNGTGTGGATGCAGTTGTAACCACGTTTCGCGGCCATGAAAAACTCTTTCAGGATGGCCGCAGTAGAAAGGCCAACCTGGGAACACTTCATCACGCACAACCTCGGCGATTCATCCCGGTATATGTCCAACAGGAAACGATGACGCTCAAACTCGATTGGGTCGCCCTTCTCGTTCACAATCTGATTTGCCCTAATCCATTCCACTATGTCAGATTCGGCNGCTTCCGCTTCCAGTAGCAGCATAAGTTCGAGTTCTTCAGCTTCCGTCAGNGACATTTNCCTGCTCCCTCTTTTTCAGCAGTTCNTCTATGCGCTGTTTTCGTTCTTCAGGGGTAAGCTGGGCCACCTCAGCCCGGATNCTGGCTTCAATAGGTCCGCCGCCCTTCCCGGTGATTTCCTGNGNCACCCGCTCCCGGTATTTNTCGGGACGTGCACCTTTCAGAAGAAATATGAGCAGGGTGTCAGAGTACTTCTGCACAGTGCCAACTACCTTTCCCTGATGGAACACAGGTTCGGCTACACCCTCGAGGGCCCGCCGCCGCGCTTCCTGCTCCAGCCGGTCCGCTGCTTTTTCTTCAGCAACCCTGAACGCTTCCGCAAACTCCGGATCGTCCTTCTTCCAGTACTGCACCATTCTCCTGGAAATTCCTGCTATTTCTGCGGCGTGCGTAACAGTCCCGCACTCTGCGAAAGCTGCTAGGAAGGCGCGCTTTTTCATATGCGATATATGCCGAAACTCGCTCTCGTTTTTCTCGATAATTTCCTGCTCTTTCTTGTCTGCCACTATCACCACCTCCTACAAAAAGCAGGTTTTTCACATGCCTGTTTAACACTCCTTTTGCTGGCACAGCAAAAGAAAAATATAGGCGTGAGCCTATATTTTTTATTTTATTTATTAGTTCTTTTTATATAGTTCTTTTTCTGGGTGACATCGTGTCACTAGGGGGGTGACATCATGTCACTAGGTTGTATAAGGTAGTGTCACTATGTCACTAGGTTGTGAATAAGGTAGTGTCACTATGTCACTAGGTTGATTGTGAAATTATTCACATCAAAACCTATTCCTGCTACTTCCTCAGGTTCTACGAGTTCGTATACATTCGACTGCAGCTGCCGGGAAAACTTTTTTAGAAATCCGTTCTCCCTCAGTACCTCTACAGCCCTTATCGCGGTCCTTTTCGATATTCCACACTTNCNNGCTATATCCGCATACGAAGGAAACGCCCTGCTCCCATGATTCGCGCACCTGCACAAATAGATATAGACCAATTTTTCTGAGGCCCGCATCTCCCGATTTACTCTCATTTTCCGCCCGCGCACATCCTCCACGGCAGAAACAATAATTTCCAGGTCAAAAATAGAGTTTGGTACCTGGAAATAAGGAACATTCATTCTGATCTTCTCTGTCATCTGTCCCCCTCCTGAAGAAAAAAACATTGATATTTTCCCTCTATACCATGTTACCACGCCCGATCTGGAATTCTTCGTATCCGAAGAATATTTTTTTCAATGCGAAATATGAAGAAATTCACTTCCCTTAAAATTTTTTGACTATTTTTGTCGAAGTCCGCAAACCCGCATGGTTACTGGATTTTTTGAATGAAAAAATTTTAATTTTTTTTAAAAAAAGTGCTTGACAACGAGCACGCAAGCATGATATAATTTGCTCAAGAAAAACAAAAGGAGGTTTTGAAAATGACATTGACCAACAGCGAGTGGTTAAAAATGGTAGAGGAAAAAGAAGAAGAAATTCTNGAAAAACTGGAGGAGCTATACCTCCAGGCCGCACACAATCACGACGAACAGTGGGGTTCTTTCCGTGCCGACAATTCCCTCATTCTCGATGAGGATGGGGAGATTTACGTTGTGAAGGAGACCCCGAACTCTATGGATGGCAGGGTATATGCTGGCCGGGCTATCTACATTGCTTCCCTGAAAGATTTCGATATGTGGGAAGCGGAAGATGAAACCGAATGGATACAGAATGAGCTTGGCGATCGGTATCCCGAATTTGAGCGGACCGTACAGGAAAAAGGTTGTTACCCTACTCTCGATATATTGAGAGAAATTGATCCGGCAGCCTATCAGCGTATCCTTGACGACATGGCTTTCCAGATCGAAAACTATGATGCTCCTGAGTGGGCACAAGGAAAATTCGATCAGAAGATCGCGGAACTGAAGGAAGAATTGTAGGCTAGGGGGCTTCTCCCCTGCCTGCCCGGCCCTCATCAGAGGGCCGGAAAGGGAGCGGAGAAGCTCCAGAAAAATTACCCTACCGCACCGGGGGGAAAGGGTGCGGAGAAAGGAGAAAAGATGCGGAAAGATACTGTAGAAGTGCGGTTAGATACTGTAGAAGTGCGGTTAGATGCTGTAGAAGTGCGGTTAGATGCTGTAGAAGTGCTGGACGATTCAGATTCATCAGATTCAGGGGAAAGGCCCTGTACCTGCGGTAGCGGGGTGCACTGGGCATGGTGTCCTGAAAACAGCCCCTACTGCGGTTGATGGTTGAGGGGAGTGGCCGTTTTAGCTTCTCCCCTGCCTTTCCGGCCCCCTTTCAGAGGACCGGAAAGGGAGCGGAGAAGCTCCGAAAAATACCCTACCGCACCGGGGGAAAAGGCGCGGAGAAAGGAGGGATTAAATGAAAAAGTATCTGGTAAACGCTTTCAGTATACAAATGCTACAGAAAGGAGGGGTAGTTAGATTCGATGAAATTACACCTGAAGACATTCCTTCAGATGTAGTATCCGCAATAGGACACGCGGATACAGCAAATGTACTAACAAACATGCTAGGCTTTCCTGTTCCTATGAATAGGGCGTTTGTAACATTAGAACCTGATACAGAAATATACGTTGCCCAGTTGGTAGGAGGAAGGCTTCCCGAAGGGAGCACCACTCTCCCTGAGGGCTTCAGTTTCAAATTCTACAGAGTTACAGTGCAGGGCTAGGTTCTAGGCGGGGGAGGATTTCCTCCCTAACGCTCAACCTGCACAAGCTAGGTTTCTCCCCTGCTTTCCGTCCTTTCGAGAGAGAGGACGGACGGGAGCGGAGAAGCTCCAGAAAATCTACCCCACCGCGCCGGGGGAAAGGGCGCGGGAAAAGGAGGTCTGTCTAATGAGTGAAGTTAAATTTAAAGATTTTAACCCCGATAAGATTCTCATAGTGCGTGAAACTACTTTGGAAGAGCTCCTTTCCAGTGTTAATACTGGAAAGGGGAATTCCGGTAACAAGAACACCGGTGATTGCAACACCGGTGATTGGAACGCCGGAAACAGGAACACCGGCAATAAGAACACCGGTGATTGGAACGCCGGAAACAGCAACACCGGCAATTGCAACACCGGTGATTGCAACGCCGGTGATTACAACACCGGCAATTTCAACACCGGCTATTGGAACACCGGTAACAAGAACACCGGAGATTGCAACGCCGGTGATCACAACACCGGCAATAAGAACACTGGCAATTACAATACCGGAAACAGCAACACCGGCAATTGGAACACCGGTGATTGCAACACCGGCTATTGGAACACCGGTGATTTCAACTCCGGTGATAGCAACATCGGTGATTTTAACAGGGCTTCCTACGTGATCGGGTGTTTTAACACTCAAAGCCAGAAATTAAGATTTTTTGACAAGGAAACAGACATGACATTTGAAGAATGGAGATCTTCAGAAGCTTACCGAATTTTACGGAAAATACGATTTGTACCCGCTAGATGGATTTGGGTTGATGAAATGACAGAAGCCGAAAAGGCTGAGCACCCTGAACATAAAACAACCGGCGGGTATTTAAAAGAGCAAGATACCAGTAATTGTTTCATTGAATGGTGGGAATCCCTTACCGAAGAAGAGAAAGAGATAATTAAGGGTATTCCCAATTTCGATGCGAATAAATTCTATCTAATCACCGGTATAAAGGTTGAGTGATGCCTATTACACTCATACAAAAAGGAAAGACAAAGGTCGGGGTTGCCAGATTAACCCCGGCCTCTTTTTATTTTACCAACCCCCTTTTAGCAGCTAGGATCACCCCATACGTCACAACCCGCTGCCACCACTTGTCTACCCCGTCCTCACCTATATACCACTCTTTTCCGATCTTCCGGCTAATCTCTTCTGACAACTCTAATGCAATCAACCACCTAACCGGCCTTCCCTTGACTCCTACCTTGTACTTCCGTTTCAACCTCAAAAGTATCTGCATCTTCCAGGGCAATCTTTTTTCTATCTCTTCGCACAAATTCAGCCATTCCTCTATTTTTCCTTTGTCTCCCAGCATTGACCCCTTCTGCCCTGTTATATCGCTTATTTTCCCCTTCACCGGCACACGATCATGGAGGGGAGCGGGAGAAGATTCAAGGATNTCCTCCCNCATNTNCTGGTATTGCTGTT